TGATTAGAAATGACCAAGCCTAACGACGGCGAATTGATAGATGTTTGGATAGTCAGTGCGATTGTGTTTATCGATCGAGACGAGGCGATTGAGTTTGCAGAAAACGTACTTAGCAACATTTTCGAAGAACTTGAAGAAGAGGACTTTGGAAATCTCACTATCGAGCGAGCAAAGATGACAAGAACTGAATACGATGAACTGAAGGAAGGGAACGGTAATGACGCAACCTAACGACGGCGGGCCAGCGTTTCCGAGCGATCGATTCGGTGAACTGGGCATGAGCCTACGCGACTACATCGCGACTCACGCAACGCCTCTCGATGCCAGTAGGTGGCATCAAAAACTAGGCGAGGATTGCAACTGGGCTACAACTCCAACGATGGAGCAGGCCAAGTACGCTTACGCCGACGCGATGCTGAAAGCGAGGGGCCAAGATGGAAACTGACTACTTCGCGATTAAGGCTTTGAGTAATTCGGCGTTGACGTGTTTGAAGCGATCGCCTGAGGTGTTTCGAGATCGCTACATCCTGGGCAAGCCTCAACCTGAAAGCGATGCGTTTAGGATCGGATCGGCGGTCCATTGCTTGGTCCTAGAGCCTTGGAAGTTCTCGGATCGGTACGCGATGGCTCCGAGGGTCGACAGGCGAACTAAGCAAGGCAAGGCTGATTGGGAGTCATTCCAAGAGACTTTGCAGGGGCGTGAACTTTTGACCGAAGACGAAAACACACTGGCGATCAGTCTCGCAAGGGCGTTTAACAAACATGCTGGACTAACGACGCTACTTGCAACTGAAGGCAGGGTGATCGAAGAGCCAATCCAGTTTGAGCTATTCGGTCATGAGTTCAAAGCGAAACCTGATTGCGTAATTCCTTCGCTCGGGACGATCATCGACGTCAAGACTTGCAAGGACGCGAATCCTGCCAAGTGGAAATGGTCGGCGGTCGATTACGGCTACCACAGGCAGGCAGCGATCTATCGAAAAGCTTGCGAGGTTAAATACAACCAGCAGTTTCGCTTTTTGTTTGCATGTGTTACAAAGACCTATCCGTTCGAGGTCGCTTTGATCGAGCTTGACGAGCGATCGGTGGGTGATGGGTCGAATGAGGTTAGCGTGCTTGTCGAAGAATACGAGAGGCGGCTAGAAAACCAGGATTGGCTACCGAATCACAGCAAGGGAGTGGTTTCCTTGCGGTTGCCGAGATCGGAACATTTTGGATACGAGGAAAGCGAATGAGCAACGAAATTATCGAAGGCGAAATTATCGCAATTAGCGAACCGAAAGAACTGATTGCACAGCGGTCAGAGCACGAAATGAAGGTTGCAACTGCTAAGAAGTGGCCGAGGTCCGTCAAGGTGTTCAAGAACCAGACGCGGGAGCTTGCAACCCTCGACGAAGAAACAGCGGGGCAGTGCTTCTACGTCTTGCCAAGGGGCAATAAGACGATCGAAGGGGCTAGCGTTCGGATGGCTGAGATCGTCGCTGCATCATGGGGAAACCTGTCCTACGGGGCTAGGATCGTCGATGAGGATGATAAATGGATCACAGCACAAGGGATCTGTTACGACTACGAGAAAAACATCTCGGCATCAATCGAGGTCAGGCGAAGGATTACAGATAAAAACGGAATGCGTTTCAACGATGATATGGTTCAGGTGACAGGCCGGGCGGCGTGCTCAATTGCGTTGCGTGAAGCTATTTTCAAGGTGGTCCCAAGGGCATTTTGGTCGGACATCCTCGACGAAGCTAAAGCGGCTTCGGTTGGCAAGGGATTGACGATGGAGAAGCAGCGGGATAAGTGCATGGAGTTTTGGCGTAAGGCTGGGGCTACCGATGCGATGGTTCTTGGGTTCTTGGATCGCAAGGGAATCGAGGACATTACCATCGATGATCTGGTTATTCTCAGGGGTCTTGCAACCTCGATGAAGGACGAGGGAATTGGAGCGGATCGTGTCCTATCAAGGGAGACGATCGAGCCGAGCAAGATCAAGAAAAACCCGATGCCGAAAGCGGAGTAGGTACGAGAGGCATGGCCCAAGCCACTCTGACAAAGCGGGCCAGGATCGATAGTTTGCGACTCGTTGAGGCTCAAGCCTCGGTAGTTGCGGCACTCGACGGGGTGCCCGATCCTTTTTTGTTTGTTTGTTTAATCGGAGGGAAAGAAATGATGATCGAAGGAATACCGGACGGTTGGGTTGCTTTAAGATTTGACCATTCAGTTTTCGGCGATAATTGGATCGACGAAATGGGGCAAATTCATTTACACGAAGCGGATCTGCATTCAAAGTACAAGCGGTTAATCATCCGCAAGATCGAGAAGCCCAAGCAGTATCGACCATTCGCGAATGCGGCGGAGTTCGAGCCTCATCGGGATCGGTGGGTGTATTCGGCAGAGCAAAGAGACGACAACCAAGAAGGGGCGGAAAGTCCTGAAGATGGGCATTCAAAAATCACGACTTATTCAAAACATGGCGTAACTATTGACGGATATGCTTTTTGCTTCGACACCGCATTTAGGTATTTTGTTTTTGACGACGACGGAACCCCATTTGGCGTGGAGGTGACACAGTGATATTAATCGCTAATTTTTGCGACAGGCACAGAGCATGCCAAGACGGTCGAAAGTGGGCATTGGACAACTGCGTGGACATGCACGACGCATGGCAGAGGCTAGAGCCAGATTGGTTGCTGTGGGTAGCCACTAGGCCCGGCGTGCTAACCGATCGAGAGCTGCGATTGTTCGCCGTCTTTTGCGCTCGGCAAGTAGAGCACCTGCTGACCGATCAGCGATCCAAAGACGCGATTGACACGGCTGAAAAGTTCGCGAAAGGAGAAGCGACTTACGAAGAGCTGGCTGCGGCTGAGGCTGCGGCTTGGGCTGCGGCTTGGGCTGCGGCTAGGGCTGCGGCTTGGGATGCGGCTTGGGCTGCGGCTAGGGATGCGGCTTGGGTTGCGGCTTGGGCTGCGGATAGGGATGCGGCTTGGGATGCGGCTTGGGCTGCGGCTAGGGCTGCTCAGTCGGATTGGCTGAGGGCTAACACGCAACCTAACTTTGGCGTGGAGGTGACACAGTGAAAATCAACATCAACAGACGGCAACTACTAGACCTGCTTTCGGTCGCAAGTGCGACGACGGGCAAGGACGTTTTGAGCAACGTCAAAATCTCGGCTGGTCCCGATTGCTTAGCGATCGACTCAACAGACGGTGAGATCGGCTCGGTGCTGTCCTCGGACTGCGAATGCATCGCTCCCGGGAAGTGCCTAATCAACCCCGGTCGCGTTGCTTCGATCCTTGGTCCATCGACAGCCGAGACAGTGACGATTGAGGCCAACGGTCAAGCGGTGACGGTCACGGCGGGCAAGGCGAGTTTCGAGCTTCCTGCGGTCGATCCTGGCACGTTTCCGGCGGTCAAGACAATCGAGGGCGAAGCGATCGAGATCCCGGCAGCGGCATTGCTGTCGGCGATTAGGCGGACGATCTTTGCTGTCGACCTGACTTCGACTCGCTACCAGTTGGGCGGAGTATTGTTCGAGGTTGACGGCGAAACGATGCACCTAGTCGCAACTGACGGAAGAAGGCTCTCAACCGTCGCTGTCGACGTTGCAGGCGGAAAGATTGCCGGCGGGCCGATCGTTGCCCATCGTGGCTTGCAAGCGATTCTAAAGACGTTTGGAGGGGCGTCTACCGTGACGATCAAGACTGACGGGGCATCGCTGCAAGTAGCCTCAGAGACCGCTACGCTGGTTTGCAGGCTGGTTGAAGGGCGATTCCCGAATTGGCGTGGAGTGGTCCCGTCGGGCAACTTCGCCCATACGATCCCGATCCCGGCTGACAGGCTTAAGGCGGCACTGTCTCAAGCCTCGGTGACGACGCTGGACGAATCGCGGGGGGTGGAGTTGGCCTTCAGCCCAGGGACGCTCAGGATCAGTTCCAAGGGGCAAGATAGAGGCAAGTCGGAGATTGAGTTTGAGGTCGATACCGCTGCGGAGATCGCGACGACGATCGACTGGCGGTTTGCCTTGGACTTCGCCAAGGAGATTCCAGGCGATGAAGTGATTGAGTTCAGAATTAACGATAAGACCAAGCCAATCGTTTTGGCCTGGGGAACGTGGACGTATGTTGTCATGCCGATGAGCAAGGAGTAAAAAATGAGCGACTGGAAAGAACGTATCAAGCAATGGGCAAACGATCGCAATTTGATCGAGGGGTCAACGCCTTTTATTCAACTTGGCAAGCTAAGCGAAGAATGCGACGAGCTATCGTTTGCTTTGTTAGGCTACGCCTCAAAAGGACTCAAGCACGACATCAAAGACGCTATCGGCGATATCCAAGTGGTATTGGCGGTCATGTGTGCCCAACTGGGCATCGACGTTGACGAATGCCGCGAGATCGCTTGGGAGCAGATCAAGGACCGCAAGGGCAATATGGTCGATGGCATGTTCGCGAAGGAGGTGCAAGGTGAATAATCCAAAATGGGAAATCGGGCCGGTTAAGTTGGTCGATGGCAGCGATGCGGAGATCTTGCGAATTAACGATCGAAATAACTGCATGAAGTACGTCGGTGTTCGTCGCGTAGGCTTGGACTGGTATCCGTTTGCTTGGGAGTTGTGCGGCACACCCTCAGACAGCGCCTTTAACGCAAAAAAATTAAGCCTAGCCCCTCCGCCCAAGAAAACGGTGAGGGTGCAAAGATACGTCAATGTCTTTGATGATGGTTGTATGGTTTCATGGTCAACCAGGGAAGAGGCCGACGGCTGCAAGGAGGGCACTCGCATTGCCTGCATCGAGATCGATCGAGTCGTCGAAGAAGGCGAGGGGCTGTGAGCACCAAGACCTGCAAATACTGTTTTGAAGTCTTCGAGCGTAAGCATTACGGGTGCGTTTGTTCTGCTTGCGAAAAGCCAAAACGCTCGAAGATGGCTGAGTCGGAAATCTGCCTCGTTGCATTGGATCGAATCTTCGAGCCGGGCCGACGAGCGAAGATTGAAGATGCGTTGAGGAAATACCGATCCAGGGAGGATGCTATCTCACAGCGAAGCAGGAAATTCCATAAGGTGTATCGAATGAAGAAAACTACAAAGGTAAATCAGCTTGGCGACGCGGTTTACGAGAGGCAATTTTCGCACTATCGATGCAAGAAATGTAACGCTCCGCTAAGCGAGCCAAAGTGCCTTGAGTGCGATTTGAAGGAAAGGGAGGTTGGGAAGTGAAAATAACATTCGATCGAAAAACAGTTAGAAGCTATATCCAGTTTTTGCAACTGAGGCAAACGCCGGTTTATTACTGGAAAGGCTCTGAGGCCATTGTACCCGATGAGTACGCCAAAGCGTTTGGGGCAAGGGCATCCAGAAAACGCATCGGCTACGATCCATGCGGCAAGTGCTTCGACTACCAGCGGGACATTGTTGGCATCGCAATCAAGAAGCGAAAGTACGCGATCTTTGCCGATTGCGGGTTAGGCAAGACATTAATGATTCTTGAGTTCGCAAAGCACGCAGCAAAGCAATCGGGAGGCAAGGTGCTGATTGTGTCCCCGCTCATGGTCTGCGAACAAACGATCGAGGAGGCCAAGCGATTCTATGGTGAGGACTTCGATATCGGGCGGGTTCGAGCAAGCGACTTGCAACACTGGCTAAACAGCAACGACTCGATCAACACTCAGATCGGCGTGACCAACTACGAAGCGATCCGAGAGGGCCTAGAGCGGGGCAGCTTAAAGGGCTTGATTCTTGATGAAAGCTCAATGCTCAAGAGTCACTACGGCGCATGGGGTACGCGACTCATTGACCTTGGCAGGGGGCTGGAATGGAAGCTATGCGCAACAGGCACGCCAGCCCCTAACGATCGTATCGAGTACGCCAACCATGCGGTATTTCTCGACAGGGCTAAGACCGTCAATGAGTTCCTTGCGTGCTACTTTATCAACCGTGGCGAAACGCAAAACCGATGGGAGTTAAAGCCTCACGCATTGAAACCGTTTTACAAATCGCTTTCAGATTGGTCCATATTTTTAACCAACCCAGCGACCTACGGATGGAAAGATAATGTCGGCGTGACTCCACCGATCAACGTGAATATTCACTACATCGACCTGACGGATGAGCAACGGGCGGCGGCTCAATCGCTAACCGGGAATCTGCTTACTACTTCGGTAGGTGGCATCGGTACGCGGGGCAAGTTATCGCAGATCGCCAAGGGCAAAAACGGCATGGCATCGAATAAGAACACTTACATCAGGTCGCTAGTCGATTCATGGCCGGATGAGTCCACAATCATCTGGTGTCATTACAACGACGAACAAGAGCAAATGGAGCGTGAGTTTCCCGATGCGGCTTCGATCGACGGATCTACCAAAGAAGCAGAGCGAGAGCGAATGGTAGCGGCGTTCAAGTCGGGCCGGATCAAGGTGTTAATAACCAAACCGAAGATCCTTGGGTTCGGTCTTAATCTACAGGTTTGCACTCGGCAGATTTGGTCGGGCCTCAAGGATAGTTACGAGGAGTACTACCAGGGCGTGAAGCGATCCAACCGTATCGGATCAACTAAGCCCCTAAATGTTCATATCCCGGTTACCGAATTGGAAGTGCCATTTGTTGAGAACGTACTGCGAAAAGCGGATCGAGTTGAGCACGACATCAAGGAGCAAATGCAACTATTTAGGGAGATCGGCCATGAAGGTTTCAGCCGAAAGAATGATTGAGATCGAGCAACACGCTCGGAGGTTTGGATCGGCCAACTGTTGGACCGGGACTAGCGGTACTTTATCCGCGATGATTATTGAGCTACTAAAGCATATCAAGGAGATCGAACAAGATGACAAAAGAACTACTTAGCAATGGCGAGCAATACGCGATCCATCATGGCGATTGCATTCCTCACATGCTAGGCGAGATGCCTGAATCAAGCGTTGATTTCGCGGTGTTCAGCCCACCTTTTCCGAGCCTTTACGCCTACACCGATTCGGTAGCAGACATTGGCAACGTCGACTCGATGGGGGCCGAAGCGAAGATCCACCTTGGGTTTATGTTCGCGGGTCTTGCAAGGGTGCTTAAGCCTGGGCGGGCGGCAGTGGTCCACGTTTGCCAGATCCCTCGAATGAAGCGATCCGGCGGCGTTGGGTTATGCGACTTCCGAGGGCTGAACATTCGACTCGGAGAGCGGGCTGGGTTAGTCTATGAATACGACTGGAGCGTTCGCAAGAACCCTCAGGCGCAAGCGATCCGAACTAGGTCTAGGGAGCTTCAGTTCTCAGGCCTGGAAAACGATCGAGCGGCGCAGCGAGGGACTTTGCAGGATTACCTAATCAAGTTCCGTAAGCCAGGAGAGAATCAAGTCAAGATCGACTCGGAAGGGCAGGTCAGCCGGAATGATTGGATCGACTGGGCTGAGGGATGTTGGGATGATATCTACGAGACTGACACTCTCAACACGGCCGAGGCTAAGTCTGAGGACGACACCAAGCACATTTGCCCGCTGCAATTGGAAGTCATTCGGCGTTGCGTTCTGCTTTACTCTAATCCTGGGGAGATCGTATTCAGCCCATTTACTGGCATCGGGTCGGAGGGCTATGTTTCGCTCGGAGGTCAATCGCCAAAGACCAAAAAAGCGATTGCAGATCCAAGGCGTTTCTATGGTTGCGAGCTTAAAAAAGAATACTTTGAGCAAGCCAAAAGAAATCTTGCGCACGCTGCTAGCGAGCCTGACAAGAGCGACCAGCTGGAATTTGAGTTGCAATTTGAATGACCAACCAAGACATCCTCGAATACTACGGCGAGCGGCTTGGCGTGGCGATCAACTGCGGCGAGCTAGACGAACACAAGGCGATTCTGCAAGCC